CAGTACCTGACGAAGTAAGGTATGCCTCAGCGAGCCATGCGGAACCGTTGAACCAAAAACAAACCTTTGAGCCAATTCCCGGACCTGCATTGGTTGCACCAATAAGGTTCAAGAAGTCATGTGATGACCCATTAGCTGCACTGTGTGTGTAGATAAGACCTACAGCACTACCAGTGTCGCCCTTTGGGCGGAAAGCTGAAGACTGTGCTGTGAAAAACTCACCGGATGTACCGTACTTGTGAGTCTGCGAATCAGCAATAACGCCATGATATTCAACAATAATCATGTCGCCTTTTTTGCTGTCTGCTGCTGCTGGAAGCGTGTAAGCACGATCTGCGCCGCCTGTGTGTGTGTTGTAGTACCAAGTGTTTGCAGATAATGCTGTACTAGCAGCAAGCTCTGTCTTGGCTGTAGGGCAAAGGTGCGGGGAGCGGGTTGCTCCGTTCACTGTAAGTGATTGCACGTTTATATCCATAGGCTTACCCATGGCATTTCTCAATAAATTAACTGATCTTTTACTCATAATAAAAACCCTCCTTTTATTCGTTTCTTAGAATGAATGCATTCACAACCTTAAAAAGGGTGTGTACTATAATTAGTCCGCAGTCGTGCGTTTATTACATTTGTTTTAATAAAAAAAGCCCCTCAAGGAATGTTCCAAGAGGGGCTTGCTCTTTGAGAAGCGTTCTAACGCGAAGAGCGATTTATTGTTTAGACAAGATCTGCAACAATAACAAGACCGTACATATCAGGACGTACCATCTTCTTCGCATAGCGAGTCATCACGCCCTTACGAGGCACGAAGTCTTCGATACCGAAGATAGTTGGAGTTACCTGAAGAGGTACATATGGAGCATAGACATATCCGCTCTCAAGGAACGAACCGCCTCTGCGACCTACGAGGATCACATTTCTTGGGAAATATGGATCTACGTGAATGTCCTGCTTCTTGCTAAGTGAACCAACGCGAACAGCGCCGACTTGACC